TGAAGCCCACGGGCTGACCGTGGAGAAAGGCGAAAAGTACGGATGGCACAAAACCGCCCTGAACCCGCAAGCTGAAGCCTTCGTGAAATCCCTTGGCAAATCCGGGCTCTGTCTGGTTCGGCCCCGTACCAATCCGCTGAAGGGTTCCCGGAAGGGGGGGATCAAGTTCCCGCAAGTATGTTTGCCCCTGTTGCGGAACCATCATCCGGGCCACCAAGGAAGTTCATGTTCTCTGTGGGGAATGTGAAGTGGCCTTTGAAGAACAGGAGTGATAACCAATGAAGTTGATTGACACCAAGGATTGGAAGGCCGTTCACTTCAAGGATCGAACCATTTTGAGAAGTGACCGCAATCTTTACCCGGAAGCCGATTGGTGGGCTTTGGTTTCCACCGTGGATGTGGAACCGATGAAGGAACCCGGTCATTTCAAGGTGGTAAGCCAATGATGATCACCCGCCAAGTTCGCTGTAAGAAGTGTGGGGAAATGTTTCCCCTGACCTATCCCGAAAAGCTGTCCGACATTGGCCGGGATGTTATTTCTTACTGTCCGCCGTGTTTACACACGGAAATCTTGAAAAATGAAAGGAGTACGCACAATGACCACCTTTGCAGAGCGTTTGAAGAACGCTATGGAACAGGCCAACATGAGCCAATCCGCCCTGTCTGAACAGGCCGGGGCTTCCAAGGCCGCTATCAGCCAATACCTTTCCGGGAAGAACACCCCCGGCCCTGACCGTATCAAGGCCCTTGCCGATGCAACCGGCGTTTCCTTTGATTACCTGATGGGTTATGGAGCCGCCCCGGTTGCGGAACCGCCCATCAAGAAGATCAGCGTGAAGGAAGCCGCCCGGTGCATGGGAAAATCTGATCAGTTTGTCAGAATCGGCCTTCAGCGTGGGCTTCTCCCCTTCGGAAATGCAGTTCCCGGAACCGGGAACAACTGGAATTACTATATTAACCCCATCAAGTTCAGGGAGTATGTGGGCGCTGAAGTGTTCAACAACTTCTTTGGCTTGACTGCCTGACGATTGGGGGGGGGAATGAGTGAAACCGGCAAAGAATGAAGTGGGCGGCGGTGTGCGGTTGCCTAAGTCGTTCTATGAACGCCCCCTAACCCCGAAAGAAGCCCAATTTGCCACGGACAATATCAATATTGTTTGGTGGTATTTGGATCAACAGGGCCTTGACCGGGCGGAATGGTTTGATGTGGTGATCTTCCAGTATCTGTTAAGCGTGAAGCGGTGGTTTGCCCTTCCTGATCTTCAGAAAGTGAAGTTTGTCACTGTGGCCTGTAAAGCTATGAAATCTGCCATTGGGCATGAGAGAGAAAAGCGGAGCCGGGAACTCCAAACCGTCAGCCTGTATGATCCTATCCCCGAAACTGAAGATTTGCTGTTTATCGACACGATAGCGGCCCCGGAAATTTTGTAAGAAGGTGAAGTAATGGAAATCAAATATAATGTTCAGGCCCCGCCCAAGGGCAGTTTTAATGGCGGTGTTAAGAGCGAGGAAGTCAAAGCCATTGAAGATTTTCTGACCAGCGGCAACGCAAAGAATATGTGTTTCGAGTATGAAACCGATCAGGGAGCCAAAAACAAGTTGGCTACCATTTCCAGCCACAAGCGCAAGTGGAACCAGACGGCGGCGAAAAAGTATGATGCTTACCGTGTGAAAAATTGTATCTATATTGTCCGGCTGACCGGAAAGAAAGGATGATGAATATGAAAACCCGTTTTGATGGGGGCTTTTGGATCGGCGCAAGCGGACAGGCTTTCAGCCCCGTGGAAATGACAACTGATCACCTGTTGAATACGGTGAAGATGTTGAAAAACCGCCCCGCCGTTGTGGTATCTATGATTGTTCGTGACATTGAAGCCGCCCCCGACTGTTGCCCCTTTGATCCCTTCGGAATTGGTCATTTTGGAATGGTAAAACAGTCTTTGTTTAACATTACTTCCATGACCCCTGAACAGATCAGCGATTACGCATTGAACAGTACATTGGGAACGGCGCTGAAGGCTGAACTTCTTTCCCGTGGCGTAAATGTGGAAAATTACCTTTCCATGATTGAAACGCCTGAAGTTTTATGATCACGCTATTTCAGCACCAGCAAAAGGCCCTTGACCTGACGGAAGGCCACAACCGATGCGCCTATTACCTTGATATGGGGCTTGGGAAAACCTTTGTTGGTTCAGAGAAAATGAAGGAACTGAACACCCGGATCAATCTTGTGGTGTGTCAGTGTTCAAAGGTTCCTGATTGGATTGAACATTTTCAAACCTACTACACCCGGAACTGTGTCTTTGACCTGACCGATCCCAAAACTTTCAAATGGTTCATGGAACAGATTCAGTGTGAAGTTCCAACCCTGATGATTGGCGTGATCAACTATGAACTGACCTTCAGGCGGAAGATTCTAAAAACCCTTACCGGGTTTACGCTGATGCTTGATGAAAGTTCCCTGATTCAGAATGAGAATGCCAAGCGGTCAAAGTTCATTCTTGGCCTGAAGCCTGACAATGTGATCCTTCTTTCCGGCACCCCCACCGGGGGCAAATATGAAAAGCTGTGGAGCCAATGCCGCCTTTTGGGATGGAACATATCAAAGGAACTGTTTTGGAAGCAGTACATTGAAACGGAATGGGTTGAAGAAGATGGTTTTTGGCGGCAGAAAATCACCGGTTACAAGAATGTTGACCGGCTGAAAAAGAAGCTGGCCGAATATGGGGCCGTGTTTATGACCACCGCTGATGCCGGGATTGACCTTCCCGAAAAGACCATGATCCCGGTGAAAATGCCCCCGGCAAAGGAATATTGGAAGTTCTGGCGGGAACGGGTGGTGAGTATCAACACCACCACGCTTCAGGAATTTGAACTTGATTCAGATTTTTGGGGTTCCAATGAAGATGCCGAAAGGGAATTGATTGGTGATACCAGTTTAACCCGCCGCCTGTATGCCCGTCAGCTTTGCGGCCTGTATAACCCCCACCGTTACAAAGCCTTTAGGGAGTTGGTGGAGAGTACGGAAGATCGCCTGATTGTGTTCTATAACTTCACGGAAGAAATGGAGCGGATGAAGGGGATTGTAAAAGCCATGAACCGGCCTGTTTCCATCCTATCTGGTGAAGTGAAGGATTTGGGCGCTTACAACTTCCATTCCAATTCCGTGACTTTCATTCAGTATCAGGCCGGGGCTATGGGGGGCAACTTCCAAAAAGCCAACAAAATTATTTATTTCAGCCTTCCCCAAGGTTGGGAACTGTGGGAGCAATCCCAAAAACGCATTCACCGGATCGGTCAAAATCGCCCTTGCTTCTATTACTGGATGATCTGTCCGGGGACGGTGGAAGAAGATATTTATTCCACCCTTCAAATGAGAAAGGACTATAACGATGAACTGTTCAGAAAATACGAGGAAGGCCACCCAAAGGGCTAAACGGAACCAATGGTTCCGCAGAATGTTCACCGTGGCCCTTCTGATGGGGCTGGTGGTTGGTTTCTTCCTTGGCCGGTTCACGGCCCATGCCTTCGGCAGAACTACGGTAGAGCCGGACACCGAGCCTTCCCAAACGGTTGATATTCAGCCCACCCAAACTGTGATCCCCACCCCGGAAGTTTCTTTGGAGCCTGTGGAGCCGGAACCAGTGTATTTGGGAGAATTCAGGGTAACGGCTTACTGTGCCTGTGAAATCTGCTGTGGGCAATGGGCAGAGAACCGCCCTAATGGGATTGTGTACGGGGCTTCCGGTGAACCGCTGGTTGCTGGTGTTTCCTGTGCTTCCCCGTTGCCCTTCGGAACTGTCTTGGAGGTTGAAGGGGTTGGAACCTACATAGTACAGGACAGAACCGCTTCATGGGTGGTGGACAAGTACGGGGAAAACCTTGTGGATATTTACTTTGACGATCACCAAGCCGCCCTTGAATTTGGGCTTCAATATCACGATGTTTACATGAAAGAAGGTGCAGACAATGACCAAATGTGAAAACCCGTGTCCCTTTGGCAAGTTTGATGGGTGTTGCAATTTCTGCCCGGATCGGGCTTCCTGTGCTGATGGTTGCCCGGAAAACCCGGAGAAATGCGGACAAGCCAAGTTCGATGAAGAAGCAGGGCTTCAGGCTTTCCAGCAATCCCAGCTTGCCACCCTGAACGCTATTGCTTCGCTGACTGTCCACAAGAAGGCCATTGAAGAACAGGAAAAGGCCATGAAAGCGGCCCTGTATGATGCCATGATGAAGTTTGGAGTGAAGAAGTTTGAAAGTGATGTGCTGAACCTGACCTTGGTTGCACCAAGCAATTCCACCACTATTGATTCCGCCAAGCTGAAGAAAAAATATCCCGCTATTGCGGCGGAATGCTCCAAACCTAATCCCAAGGCCGGTTATGTGAAAATCACCCTGAAGGATGGTGGGAAGTAATGCAAAAGCAGATTGATATTTGCTCCACCTGTATTCACGATGAACCCGGTTATTGTTCTGTGATTGGCACCATTCCCCATTGTTGTTCCCGTCACTGGCATTGCGAGCCGGGAAAGGCGGCTAAAGATTATGTTCCCAAGCCGGAAGGCGGTGAACCCAATGCCAAGGGATGAATTTTGGGACGCCTTGAAGGAACACGCCCGACAAAACCACAAAGACCGGGTTTCCAAGAACCCTGACCGGATCGCCTATGCTATCCAGCAGTTTGAAACCCACGGGATTGAATACCAGTTGAAGAACCCGCAGACCGGCCACTTTCATTGCTGGCGGAAGTCTGATGATCAACTGTTTCAGTTCTACGCTGGCACCGGAAAAATTCAGGGCCTTCAAACCCGTGGGATTCACAACCTGATCAAGATTTTGGAGGGGTGAGCCGATGGAAGATGAAATCAGGAAGATGTTTCCCCCTGAAGGAAAGCGCCGCCACCAGTATTGCCGATTGGAGCGCAACGGGAAGGAAATGTGGCTTGACTTAACCGCTTTGCGCCTTTGCAATTCCAATGAAAGCGCCCCTGTTTACACGCTGGATGGTGAAAAACTGGTGTTTGATCACTTTGAACGGGCCGGGGCGCTTCACCAAGAAGGGGTGTATTGATGGCCGGTGAAAAGAACTTTGAAAACCGCCTGAAACGCTGGTTGGAAAGTGAAGGGATTTATCCGTTGGGGCACCCAAAAGACCAAATGCCCGTTGCCCCCTGTGGGTATTGGGAAAAGCGTTGGGGCGGCGGAAGGTATGTGAAAAGTGGCCTTCCTGATATGCGGGTTGTTGTGAATGGGATAGCCTTTGAAGTGGAACTGAAGGCCACCAACGGCACCCCTTCAGAACTTCAAAAGCGCAATATCCGCCAAATTAATAACAGCGGCGGAATAGCAATGGTGCTTTACCCGGAAGGGTTTAACACATTCAAAGCCATGATAAAGGGGGTGAAATCGTGTCCACAAGATGTTCCCATAGTCGGGTTGAGAGTTTCAACCGTTGCCCTTTCAAATACCGGTTGCGATATATTGAGGGATTAGACACCATCCCGAACACAGAGCCGGACAACGCTTTGATTTTGGGAACGGCCCTTCACACTGGAATTGAAGAAGGCATTGATCAGGCTTTGGATTTCTACGCTTCCAGTTTTCCCATTCTGACGGATGATCACATTCATGAAATGCTGAAGCTGGAAGCCCTGATCCCCAAAGCAAAGGCCCTGTTACCACCGGGCGGAACCTTTGAACTTCCCATTGGCAATTCTGACTTCATCGGGTTCATGGATTATCTGGCCCCGGTGGATAAAGGAACCTTTGATCTGTACGACTTCAAATATTCCAGCAATTCCAAAAGCTACATGGTTTCCGGTCAGTTGCATGAATACAAGTATTTCTATGAACTGACCCACCCCGGACACCGGATCAGGAATATGTATTTTCTGTTTGTTCCCAAGGTGAAGATCAGGCAGAAGAAAACAGAAACCTTGGCCCAATTCCGGGATAGGTTGCGGGAAGCCCTGAACGGGGCTGAACCGTGGCTTGAACAGGTTCCCTTCAATCTTTACAAGGTTGTGGATTTCCTGACCGATGTAAAACACATGGTTGAAGAAACCGAGTTCCCCAAGAACCCGAACCACTTTTGCGGGTGGTGTGAGTATGAAGAATATTGTCAGAAAGGATGGGATTATATGATTCTCCCCAAAAATGAACGGCGCAATTTGAACGCCACCAAGAAGAAGGTTGTGTGGATTTATGGCGCACCCTTCAGCGGCAAGACCTTCTTTGCCAACCAGTTTCCTGATCCCCTGATGCTGAATACGGATGGCAACATCAAGTTTGTTGATGCCCCCTATATCGCAATCCGGGACACGGTGACGGTGGAAGGCCGGTTGACCAAGCGGCACTTGGCTTGGGAAGTTTTTTCCGATGCTGTGGCCGAACTGGAAAAGAAGCAGAACGATTTCAAAACCATTGTGGTTGACCTGTTGGAAGATACCTACGAGGCTTGCCGGGTGTATATCTGTGATCGGCAGGGCTGGAAACATGAAAGTGATGATTCCTTCCGGGCTTGGGATATGGTGACTTCTGAATTTCTGAACACCATCAAGCGGCTGGTGGATTTGGACTATGAAAACATCATCCTGATCAGCCATGAGGACAGAAGCCGTGACCTGACCCGCAAGAGTGGTGACAAGATCAGTTCTATCCGCCCGAACCTTCGGGAAAAGGTTGCTAACAAGGTTGCTGGTATGGTTGACCTTGTGGCCCGGATTGTGGCGGATGATAATGACCGGGTTCTGTCCTTCAA